TAACTCTGTGGGTTGCAATGTGACGCCACATTTTAACACCTTTGCCTTTGCGCAACCTACGAACAATATGGATTGCCCAAGCATGATAACCTTTGACATGTTGGGGAGAGAGGTAATCACGCGTAAATTTATAATCAAGAATTATTTGATTGCGATTCATGAATCCTTGACGAACTAACTCGTTGCAAATGACTCTGCCACCAATAACGCTCGCAACTGTCCCGCCAATGAAGCCACCAACTGGGCCGAAGGCAATTGTTCCGATGGCTGTGCCTGCAGTTGATATGGCAGCTTGCTTCGCAGCTTCCTTTGGGCTTGCACCCATCAAAAGATTTACCCCGAGACTAATCCCGAAATTCATTCCCATTTGACCAAGGCTTGGCGTATAACCAGTGGTTCCTTTGTCAAAGAAACCACCAGGTTCAAACATGCCGGGGTCAGGAGCTTGGCTAGCTATTGCCATTTGACCAGCTTTGTCACCAGCAATTTGTTTCAGTGCATTAGTTTGAACTGCCATTCCACCTGTATTGCCAATTGACGTTCCGCCAAGAAACTCACCACCTTTCATTCCTTTAAGAGCTTGGAATGATGCCTTGCTAATAGCAGTCTGTCCGGGTTGGAGCCCAAATTGTGCGGCGACTGCTGGATCTGTCCCCGAGAAAACTTGAAGACCAGATGGCCCCCCAGCAAATTCCGGGAGGTAACTTTTGGCAGCTGGCATAAGTTGACTTGTGAATTGTCCACTGGATACAGGGGCATTTCCGAAGCCTGTTAGCCCAGCCTCTGTAGCTGCTCGCAAACCAGCCTTTGATACAACAGCCTGAGCAGCAAAGCCACCAGCTTGAACTAGAGTGTCTTTAATTGACGAATCAACTCCTTGCGACTCCAAATCAGCATCTGAAGCAGAGGCGATAAAATCAGCAGCCTCTCGATCAAATTGGTTTGCAGGGTCAAAAGTAGCTTCGCCAGTCTGAATTCTTTTTGCCCACTGGAACATCGGCATTGCTGCAGTTCCATACAGCTTTTGGAGCTCTCCAGTGGCTAGTCCAGGATCTTGAGACTGAACTTGATAGATAGGCATCAAATTGGGGTCTGTTTCTACAATATCATTTGCCCCTGTTATTGATGGAATATTTTCAAGTGCCATTAGCCTATAATCCCTCTTGCTCTGAGATCAGTCAGAAGTGTGCCAAGAACATCTGCCAACTCTGCTGTTGAAGTCGAGTCTGCATCATAAGTTCTGTCTGTTGTGACATTAGTCACAGTGTATCGGTCTGATGATGCAGAAAGGTTTGTTGATGATATATTTTGCTCAAGTTGGCGTGTTAATTGATTCGCCCAACGCTGATCGTATGAACTTGGTGGAGAAGGAAGCCTTCCTTGTCTAATAGTCATCTCTGCCCATCCGGCCTAAGATTATATCTGAATGTACCAAGCTCCCAATTATCACCAGTGTCAGAGCTGGATATGCGCACTTTCATCTGCCGACCTTTGGCTCTCGTGCTTACTTTAGTTGTAGTTGGCGTAATAGTAAATGGCCCTTTGCTAACCTCAGAGCTGTCTTGTGGGTATTTTTTAGATTTCAGAGTCAAGTCCACAGAACCAGTTATTGTTCCTGCAGGAATAACTTTATCAATCATGAACAGATTTGTACCATCAGGAGACTGCTGGGCATCAAATTCTATTGCAGAACTTTCGATGAATGAAGACATTGCAGAGCCATCATCATCTGTCCCGGTCTCCTGATTATAAAGATAACCAGATTTATCTATTGCATAAGGGACAAGTCTAACGCCAAACTGGTCGTGCCAAGCTCCTCTTTGCAAAGAGCCTATGGTCCAAACACCAGACTCAAAATTATAACTAACATATTTATCCGGCTCGTCATCAGAAGCATCATTCGAGCAATAGAACCAAATTACCTCTTGGAACTTTCTAATCAAAGAGCCGAAAACTTTTTGCTGCTGTTGCTGATTCAGATCATCAAAAACGAAATATTGAACTGAGCAAGGCAGCTCTTTGACCTGACCATCATAAACGAAAAAGTTGCTTTTGCCCATCCAGTAAACAACACCACTTTCATTCACCATAGAGTTTTGAGATATTGGACCACAGCCTGTTCCAAGCAACCGGAAAGAAAATATGAACGGGGCACCAACAAACTGCATCTCATACATTGCTTCATCAGTGCCGATAAATGTTGCTTCACGAGTCGGAACAGCGGCCATTATTTTTGTTCCAACTTGAAGCCTTTGAGATCCAGCAGAATTAGTTGTTGATGCGGTGAATTCTGCATAGTCTCCTTGATCAGAGAACCTCACAAGCATAGGGTCTTGGGCTGATGTGCTTGTATCAGTAGCACCCATAGCCAGAAGGTGCCTGTCTGGAAAAGAGACTGTTGTAAATCTTGATGTTGCAATCTCAGCTTCATTTATTATAGTTGCTCTTGAAGAAACACCAGCACTCGCATCCCAAACGTAAGTTCCAAAATTGTGAACTGTTGCGATTAAGTCCTCTCCCCAAAGGTCAAAGCTCCACTGAGAAAGCTCAAGCGTAACACTAGAGGATGATCTTGCTGTGCCGAATGTTCCACCTCCCCAAGTGCCAGTTCCCCAGCCCAAAGCCAGAGCTGCTGTTGGCTCAAGCATTCCTTCACTAGAACCTATCAAATAAGATGCAACAACAGAACTCCCCCCACCAGCTCCCGAGCCAGAAGCAGTCGCAGAGTCAACAACTGTATATGAATTATTATCAACTTTTGTTAACTGATAAGCTCCCGAAAGAGTTACGCCATTGACAGCAGCTGCACCGCTGAAAGAAACTATTTCCCCTGTGTCTGCGCCATGGGTAGTGTGGGTGACTGTAACAGTTGAAGATCCACTTGAAGTTGTTATGGGGTTTGTCCCAAGTGTGGCCGCTGTGGTCCTCAGAGGAGTTATGTCATAATATGTTCCACCAAGCAATATCAACAATTGCCTCTCAGAGCCCAGAGCTGTGACATCAGTGCCATCAACAAGACGCCAATTTGCTAGAGCTCTTATTTTTCCTGCAGACAGGTTTGTGCTTGAAGTTGCTGTTGCAGGAGTTGTGCTTTGCTTTTCCCAGCCACCCATTTTTTGAGGCAAGCCGTTAACAAATCTTATTTTGTCAGAGCTTACCCAGAATGGGCCGATCTTCGCTGCAGTATATTCATCAATATCTGTGACGATTCCAGGTTTAATATTTAGTGCTTGAAGGGGCATTAGGCACAGCTCCTAACTTTTGCAACAAGCCTTTTGGCTCTGTTTGGAACTTGGTTGTACCACTTGCTATCAATCATTTGATTGGCAGCCTCTTCCCAGTCTCCAGAATTGACAGCTTTTATCATTTTCTTAAAACCAGAGAGCCTAGGTTTTCCTAGATTGAACATCATGTTGACAACAACAAGCTGGATTGTTTCTGGGAGCTCTTGAAAATTATCAAAAAGAGATTCGCAATCTTTTATCGCTGAATTGGTGTCTTGCTCAAAACACTCATCGACTCTAGATTTTGCAACAGGGGAGCCAACTGGTAAAAACTTTTCATCATCATTTTCTTTAACAAGGTGGCCAATGCCAAAAGTTGGCAAGCCAAGGTGATCAAGGTAAATCTCATATACACAACCTTCATCTTCAACCAATTGTTGCTGCAACTTTTGAAAGTCCATTTATTTAGAAACTCCTTTGAATTTCTCAAAAGTTCTTAGTCCACCCAGACCAAGCATCCCCATCAAAACAGGCATTATTTCATTAAGGTCCATTGCTGGCAAATCCATCAAATGTCCAGTTTGTGCAAGGACAAAAATTAAAATAGGTTGAAGGACATAATTGTAAGCCAAAGCGATTCCACAAGTCCAGCCAATGAAGGGTCTCCAACCTGCAACAAAAACAGATCTGTGGGCAGCTTCTTGTTTGTTTATGCCGAGCTGTGCAACATCTATTTTCGCAAGATGCTCTAGCAAACTAGCTTCAATCTGCCTTTCAGCTTCAGCTTTTTTCTGTTTGTCTTCCGGCAAAAACCTCCCAATAACATCTGTCACTGCTGGCAAAATTGCTGGCAAAAGTGCATTTATCATTTGTTGTGAACCTCTGGGTGCTTGCCATTGTGCATGCTTCTTAAATTAGAAACTTCTTTGTCTAGGCCATCAACTCTGGTTTCTATGTTTGCCAGAGATCTGTGAAGAACCTCTCTCCTCTCTGGAGAAAGCATGTTAGAAAGGACATCAACTCTCTGACCTGTCAACTCTGTCTTATCAACTCTTTTGTCCATAACACGCAATCTTTTTTCAATGTCCTGTAACTGCTCAGTGATTATTTTTAATTGCATTTTGGCAACAGCGGCTGCACCCGCGACACTTACAAGCATGCCAAGGAGCGTCATTATAAGCCTGATGTCTACAGAGCCATCCATTTATTACATTTTCCACAACATTCCCGCCATAAGAACTATCAAAGCACCTGCAGAGCCAATAAGAATCATCTCGAGTCTTTTTATCCTCTCGATTGTTTCTTTCCACCGTTCGGAGCAAACAGCTTCATGGGTATTCAACTTTGCCTCAATTTCTTTTGCTGTGGCCATTTATGAAGAAATCCTCGGATCAGCGGGCCACTCATCAAACTCTGAGGCTTTCTTACCTGCGTCTGCCATCTCTTTTGTAAGGACTGTCATAGCTTCAAGACCTGCAACATCTGACTTTGCATCTATAGCAGTTTCAAGAGCAGCAGCTTTTGCTCTAAGGTCTGTACGCCATTTGGCAAGGTCTGCTGGCTTGGCAGTGCCATTGTCTTGTTCTCTAATTACAATCCAATCAGTCTGTTCCAAAGTACTTTTAAGAACAGAAGACACATGCTTTTTCATTGTAGACTTAATAGCAGCAACATCAAAGGCTGTTTTTGTTCTGGTGATAACTACTCTATTTTCTTCTACAGCGGGTGCGCTATCAGAAGTGCTATAAAACATGTTATTAACAGAACTACCTTCATATACATAAGGCACAATGCCTAATGCTTTACGTTCCTCATCTGTCCACGCTCTAGTAAAGATTGATTTAGAGTACTGTATGTCATTAATCACAAGAGCTTTAGGCATACTGATAGTTTGTACCACTTCACCACCTGAAATTCTTGCCCACATAGTCTTAGGTCTCCTTTAATTATCTGCCATACACAGGAGGGAGTGTGCCGTTTCCTCCTATATCTGCCATAGCCATGTAAAGATATGTCTCACCGCTAGCATTAGTATTTGACGCAGTATCTCTAGGTTTAAAGCCATCAGATAAAATATCAAATGCTCCTACTTGTCCAGCCGTATCAATAAGTGTTGTATTTGCTAAAAGTACAAAAGGACTAGCAATATTAAATGGATTTCTAGCTGTATCTAAAATGTTCCAATTTCTAGTTCCCGATGTACTTCTAACTAGAACATATCTGGGCAAAAATCCTACTGAAATATAAGGACCATCATTATTACCATTTCCTGTATAACTTCCTACCTTGCACACACCGGGAACTGATCTAAAGGC